ATCTTCACCTGGAACTTTTTTGATATTATCTAAATCAAATTCAAAATCTCGTAGTCCTAAAAATGTAGTGACAGTCTTTAAAATTTCTTCAGGCCTTTCACATAGATCTTCATATCTAACAAATAAAATTGGTCTAGATTTCCCTTGATCACGACTTTGTTTTAGTTCATGTACCGAATTAATAATTCTTCGAATGGCCAATCCAACTGGTGTTACATCTAACCAATGATTTACTCGTTCATCGGGTGTTACGTTCTGCAATGGATCACCTGTCTTTAAATCTGATCGAAGATGCAGCTGTTCCATGCTTGCTAATACTTCAGCTGCATCACGAATCATGCACATAACAGGTGGTTGTGAACCATACATTTTTTCGAACACATTGTAATAATAGATCCATCCTCGACTCTTATCAATGTAAAGCTTCTTCTTTTTGTTTTTGCCAAGAGCTTTTTTGACATATGCATCGATTCCTCCTTTGACAAACGCTGAATAATATTCTTCTGCGTGCTCTTGACTTTTTGCTTCAACACCATTAAGATTGTTTAAGCTACCATAGAAGTATTCTAAGAGAGGTGAGGTTGTACCGCATTCAACTTCTGGATGTTGACTTAATATTGCTTGAATTAATTCAGACCCAGATCTGGGCATACTACTATTAAACGCTAATTGATTCATAATTTATTCTCCATAGGTTGATGTTTTCTCCAACGCAATGTAGTACTCGGCACTATCATTATTTAGTGTCCACTTACTAATCAATTTTTTACTAATATCAACCGTATAGTCTCCACTCAACAACTTCAGGTTGTCGATAAGAAATTGAAGGTCGAACTTCTCTGTTGTTTTTGTGTTTTTATCTAGTTCAATTGAGAAGATATTAGAACTAGTGTTCTTTGGATCTTTCACAACTAATCTAACAGACTGACCGTCACCCACAAGACTGACCACACTGTGAGACAACACACTTGCTGCCTTACGTGCCTGGTTTAACACCTCATTCGTAATGTTTACAGTAACATCCGTACTGGGCATCGTGATACTTTTTGTAGGAGCGGTAAGAATGCTTGGGTCAGCAAACCGATAGGTTGCAACCGAATGGTTATTACTGATTAGTACATGGTCATCACTGAATTCTAGTTCAGGGTTGTCTCCTAAGAGAGCAACAACATTCAGAAATTCACCTAAATCATAAATGCCAAATTCAACATCAAAGGTTTCTTCCACTTCAGCACTCGCTAAAACATTCTTCGCTTCCGCAATAGTCTCAATCTTGTTACCTGGTTTTACAATAATGTTTGGATTGATCGTCGCAAAGTTACTTAGGACTTTCAATGTTTTTGTCGATAGTTTCATAATATGTTTTCTTGTTTTTTATAAAGATTGGTGGGAGTGTAGACCACCACAGCCACACCCCCACCGTTTCTGCTATACTTTATCTATAAGGTATAACTAGAGTTTTTAGAATTATTTTAGGAAATCAGTGAATAATATGTTTCACCCTTAAGGAACCGGAGTGTCCGATGTGTCGTTGTCTCAATCTCCCATCCATCAGCACGAAGGCGATTGACGGTTCGATTGGGGTCAACGATTCCAGCAGACAGTGCCTGTTCTTTTCGAATTACCTTTCGAGTCTTCAGAACATCCCCAAGAGCCTTAAAGGCACCGTTGATGTTGACCGACTCTTTGAATGATACGTTGTTTTTACTCATCTTTTGTTTTTTTTTTTTTTTTTTGTGTTTTGTGTCTATAGAAAAGAGAGGGTACCAGAATCCGCGCGTAAAATCTCTATCTTGAATGTTGCCGACTTTACGACATCCCCGTCGAAAACCGCGACCGCCTTTATGCGCTTGGCACCGTATTTGCGAGAAATTTTCTCGAGCGTCTTTTCTCCCATCCTGCGGAATTTCTTTAACTGCCATGGCCAAGGCGGAGTGGGGAACGTGACCATGCTTTTCCCGACGGTCTCGCCGATGTAACTATCGTCTACCTTAACGAGCCAACATGTAGGTTTTGATTTCATGCTTTTGTTTTGTGTTTTGTTTTTTGTGTTTTTCTCAGAGAAATTAGAATGTTTCCTGGCCAGGGATCCCCGGCCAGGAAACATAGGTAGAGATTAAAAAAGAGGTTCGCTGTGGTGTGTCTCGACGGCCGGATCTTCTTCTGATTCAGCGTTGAGCTCTCCAGCATCGATCTTCGTGTAAAGGTCGAGAAACGCTTCCCGTGTCTCTTCTTCGAATCGGCTTATGCACAACTTGATTGCCCCAAGACGGTCTTCGAAGACAGAGAATGCCTTCACAATGTGACACAACCGGCGTGTCGAGATAACCTCATCAACACCTTCGGCGGCGAAAGTCTTACGAATAACTTGAGACCATGCAACCAAGTTGTTAACGAATTGTTCGTCGTTAAGGTCGAGCGCGTCCATGTGCTTGGCGACAATCTTCCTCTCAGTTGAGAGTTCAGGATAAGGTTGTACAATAGTGGCAACAAACCTTTCGATGAATGCATCATCGATGATTTGAGCGGCACTATAACGACCGTCCTCAGAACCCCTACCATTAGTATTGGCGGTGGCGATGACATTGAAACCTTCAGCAGGTTCCACCATCTGTCCAATCTTCTTGAGCAGAATAGGTTTTCCTTCAAGAACACCTTGGAGACACATCACTTTGTTGGTTCCACGGTCGATCTCGTCAATGAGAAGGATTGCCCCACTTTCCAACGCCTTGACCACTGGACCTTTCTGGAACACGGTCTCGCCATTGATAAGACGAAAACCACCCAAAAGATCATCCTCATCAGTTTCCGGTGAAATCTGAACCCTAACGTATTCACGTTTGAGTTTGGCGCAGGCCTGTTCAACCATGAAGGTTTTACCGTTTCCGGACATACCGGAAATGTAGAGAGGGAAGAACAGTTTCGATTGAATGATTTTCTTCACCTGAGAGTAGGAACCCCATGATACGAATGTGGGGTCAACCTTAGGAACGAAACACTCAGACGATGAGACCGATGCCACACCCCTAGTAGTGAGGTTCAGAACCGCCTCAGGGGCGGGGGTAGGGGTTACAGGTGCAGGTACAGGTACAGGTGCAGGTGCAGGGGTCACAGACTTCCTAGGCGTTCCACATCGCAATTCTTCTTCCAGACGACCGGCATCGTAGTCCGTTCCCGTCCAGTAGTAAGAGACACGAATATCTCCTTCATTATTGATAAGGTGGGGATGTTCATCCAGAATCCGGTCGAACACTTCAAGACCGGCGGTACCGTACTTTTTACGGATTCCGGTCACATTAATGCGACCCGAAGGCGCAGGATTAGAAACAAGTCCAATGACTCCTTTGATGGTTTCCTTGGATGTGGCAGTGTGTTTTCTCTTTCTCATGATACTAGTAATATACATGCTATAGACCCCGTGTCAACAGCTTTTTTGCTCTAAATAGCATTTTGTTTGTAACTCGTTGATAATCAAACGAATACAAAAATACCCTCTGAGACCCCCACAAATGACCCACAATCGACCGCCAGGGCAGGTGGGTAAACTAGACCTAAGACGCCCAAACCCCCTAAAATCGGATTCTGGCGGGTCTAGACTCTAATTAGACCTATAATCGTTGGGTTTTTACCAATTAGTCTTTATCTGTCTTTTTTGTAATCTTGAATTGCCTTTATTAGTGGGTCAACCCACTTGAGCATATCGTCTTCAATAAAGACTAATGGTTCAGGATCGTTTTCAACTGCCATCAGAATAACCAGGCGGTCAACTGCTACATTTGTTCTTTCTTCAAACATATGAGCATAGGCAGTCGCTTGCATAAAGTAACTTTTGATTTCAGACTTTTTCTTTCGCCTGGAACTGGTCTTGAAGTCTACAATCGATGGAACACCATCCCATTCTCCAATCAAATCTACTCGACCAGCAAGACCAAGAAAATCACTATAGAGGGGAGCTTCTTGCACCGCAATAACACCAATGTTTTTTAGTTGAGGTTCTATTGACTTAAACATTGACTTTACATGAGGCATCTCGCCTGGTGCGAAATACTCTTCCTCATTGTCACAATACCGTTCAACTGCTTCATGGAGAGCAGTTCCACGGGTAGAGGCGTGATGCATAATACGATCCGCCTCTTCATTCCCTACCCACTTTCTCCATCTAAGCAATCCTTCGTTCTTCTGAGCACCAAGGACAGTGGTGACACTAGGGTAAAGGTTACCTTCAGGCGTTTTATAGAACCTACCAGTTGGTGTTGTTTCTACCTCCAGGTCATGAAATTTGAAAATACTATGGTCTTTGAGGTGGGTGTAATTCGGTCTCATCAATAACCCTGTTTTCTTTTTTCGGACATTCTTCTTCGATTTCGAATTCCATTCTTTTTTCGTTTTGATTGACCGTTTCTTTTTAGGTCGTCCACATAACCAAAGGGGTCATGATTTGGACGTTCAATACTTTCAAAGGTTTCTACTTCGTCTTTACGTCTTTTCATTCTTTTTTCCTTGCAACTTCACTTGGTTTGGATTGTCGATTTTGGTCCGGCTTTACTTTTTATGTTTTTGAGTACATCATTCCAATCAGACCCAGCTCGGTCTAAAGTACTTTTGGCACCTGCATAAGACAACGGCACTATGGATATTGACTTTTGAACCGTACCTTCTTTCCCGCAATGCGGACAAGGTTTTCCACAAGGGACATCTCTTTTGATAATAGGGTGCGACTCTTCCCAATGGTTTTCACATGATGTGCAAGTATAATCGTATGTCATTAGTCTTCGGTTAGTAGTTGTTCCACTTGTTTATCAAATTTTAATGAATAATGTTCACAAGTTGGACAACTGCGGTGCGTAGGAATAAGTTTTTGGTCTTCGGTCAGTTCTTTGACCACCGTTGATTTACAATGGTTACAGACATATTGATACTTATTTGTCTTCGAAGTGTTTTCCTGAAACAGACTCATGATGTCCTTTGATTAAGAAGTGTTGGAAATGCTTTGCGAACACACGCCTCAGTTAAACCATGATACATTTTCTCAAGTGTTTTGTCTTTCATGGCAATCAAAATTTTAGCGTCTTCAGCATGAACCGATTCAAGAATGTTGATAAAGGTGATTTCCTTCTTGAATCTTGGAAGACCCTTATTCTGTACAATTAGTCCTCTAAAGCGTCTAATTTGGTTGAATAATGGAGTATCAGAAATACCAGCTGGATTTTCATTTTCGGTGTAAGGTGGAGCGCCCTCCGGTAAATCAAAATCAACTCCTTCTTTGAAGTTTGCTTGAAGAATACTTTTAATGATGAAGTTGTCTCCGTGTTCTTTTAAAATTTCGGCCTTTTTCTTTACTCCTTTTTCTTCTGATAATTTAGTAAAGACTTCGTGTGGTAATAATGTAATGTTTTTTGATGCTGTTTGCATGATGTTATATAGTTTGTTATTTAGTGAAGAATTCATCAACACAACCAATTAAATTAGTGCATCGATTTGAGATTAGATAGTTTAACACCTTCCCGTTTGTTTTCTTTGGAGTTGTAGTCCAAGCATATTCTATATTAGACACAACGTCGTCCGGAATATAGTCAAAGTCAATGAGAGATTTATTACGAATATAGTTGCGATAAGTTTCGTTGTCCATAACGTCTACCATATCTTTAGAACTACGATGTGACTCATACCATTCATCTAAACGTTTCTTTCGAACTGGTGTTTGTCTTCCACCATCAACAAAGGTTCGGTCTTCAGAAAGAACATTCGGAATACCGTCACCAGAGTCTCCACGACAAATGTGTTCAAAGAGATATTGTTCTGGGGTTCTTGGGTCAGTAACGAGTTTTTTCTGAACTGGACTAAACTGTTCTACATTGTTGTATTTTTGAAGTTGGATAAAGTCCTTATCTCCACTAACAATCATCACGGGTTCGTGTTGACCAAACTCTTGAGTTTCCTTAACAAGGGTAGCAATAATGTCATCTGCTTCAGCATCTTGAACACGCAACACATCATAGGGAAGATTCTCTTCAATCTCTTCGGTGATTTTATCCAGTGTGGAATACACAAGATTCCAATCCATGGGATCTTCGTCACGACCTGATTTACGATTTGCCTTATACTCCGGAAAGACTCTTGTACGCCAACTACGAGAGTCACAGGCAAGAACCATACGACCATAATCATTACGGTATTTAACGTTATACATTCTCAGACTGTTGAGAATTGCATGACGAAGAAGGTCTTCGTTTACTACGGTCTCCCCCTCATTAACAAATACGAAATCTTTTGAACGGGTGAAAACGACTGCCAGTGAAATGGCGGAATAATCTACTATAATCATAATGTATATCTAATCTATCACACTCTTAAGTGTTTGTCAAGTTGTTTCTCATCTTACCCACATGTTTTGCGTGAATACGACATTGAATAATGCGATTGTAGTAATCATCTCTAAACAACACATCTCTATCAAATTGAATTTTGGATTCCATGTAATTCATCTCACCAGTTCCGTTACAAAGGTATAGAATCTCGCGTTTGAATCGTTCTTGTCCTTCTGACTCAACAAGAAGGTTAATTGCTTCATTAGACCCATAATAATCCTGCCAATCACTTTCAACTAAACTACGTCTTTTGCGTTTCTTTCCTTTGAGTGGCGGTCTAGTAATTTTCTTCCAGAATCGTTTCTGTCCGATATACTTCATACCGTTTACCGTGTCAGTTAGTTCATAAACGAAACCCTTGTAATCCTGTATTTGTTCCGATGTAAATTCTTTTCCTTGATATAGCCACATACTATATCTATATCATTATACTTGGGCTGTTTATTATAGTCATCGTTAAATTGAAAATTGTTTGAAGCTTATCTACACCTTGCATAGCTAAAGCTTTAAGCTTTTCCCATAGTTTCATAATCATTCTTTTTATGAAAGACACGATTGCGCCACCAACCTTTGATAACATTCCTTCAGTCAAGTATTCTTGTTCAGTTTCTTCAAATGACTCAATTAAAAGATCTTGATACAAATCTTCAACGTCTTCTTTATAGATCCCCTTTAATGCCGTCCAAGCACGACCGCCAGCCCCACTTGTTTTGAAAGATATATTAAAACTAGTTGCTTTTGCGTAATGATTTACTAAAGAACTGTCGATTTTCACATATTCGCCTTGTCCGTTTTCGGCGAACTTCATCATGTGAGATGAGCGAGGTAAATAGTCTGCGAATTTGTTTTCACCAGTCATAGCCTCCCGAACAACCATAGCTTTGAAGTCTTTATGCTCAAAGATGTTTTGAACGGCAGCAGTCATCGCATTTTGGTCACTTAAAGCGACACGAACCGTATCAATTAACTTGCTTTTCTTTCCAGCCTTTATGTCTTTTTTGATTGTGCCAATTGTAGCACCAGAAGGCAAATTAACCCCAACGTATTGATCAGCGATATTTTGTACCAATCCTTTAAATTGTCTATCTAGCTCCTTTGATTTAATTTTATCAGGAGTATTCTCATAAGCAAAAGCCAGGGTAGCCAAAGTTTCTGCTTTACCCCCAGACATCAATTGTGAACCGCCATATTTCTTTAAACTGATATGTTGTTTACCAATGTACATATCTGTCTTAGGTGTTTTGGTTGGACCACCTGCAGGTTTCCCTGTTGTCTTAATGAAATATTGATCCCATCCTTTAGTTAACTTAGCTGAACCTGAGCCAAAGTGTTCCATAATTCCTGATGGTCTACCAAAAGCAGACTTAACAATTTCATGGCCTGTTTTAAGATAAGGATCAAACTTATCTTTCCAAGATTTAGTAACACCGGCAAGTTCTTTTGCCTTATCAGCGTCAACATTTTTGGATTGCATATTATACGCAACACAAATTATCTCTTCCCATTCTGCACCATTTGGACCACTGCCTCCTCCTCTTCCGCCAGAGAAGCCATTACTAGCTTTATCGATTTTTTCAATTGAAACACCAAGATCCTTTTTAATAGCAGCCTGAAGATCTTTTTTACTATCACCTGAATAACCACTTATGTTATTCAATACCTTAATAAGATCGCTGCCTGGATCAATTTTCGGTAATGTTGAACCATCATTAAGAATTAGATCACCAGATATGGACTTATTAATAAAGGAATCTTTATTGTTTCTTTTAAAAATGTCCTCATAAGACATTTCAGCAATAAACTCTTTAAAAGATTGTATCATAACCTTTATTTATAATATAATATGATTTAGAAAGGTGGACTTTCGGTTTCATCATCTTCCTCATAAGATTCATCCCAAGGATCCCACTCATCGTCTTCAACCATTTCGTTTTGGTCATTATGACACTGCATAATCCCAGATAAAAGATTCATCAGGGGTCCTAGGTTTATGTATTGGAGATCCATATAATCCGATGTTAACTCTTCGGGGAACTCTTCTTCAATTCGAATTCTTCGACTTTCTTTTACATAATAAGATTGTTGCGAATACCAGGTATCAAATTTAAGGTCTTTAAAGTGTTCTTTTGACCTATTATATTCATCAAAGACATCATCCCACTTATCGTATTCAATGTCCTCTAGAGTGTATTTTTCTTCAACCATTCTAAGAGTTATTTATATGCCAAATGCATTTGGTAAATCTTTACCAATATATTCAACATCAAGATCTTCCCAAGAGCTATCAACCAATTGCTTTTCATCAGCAATAAGTATTGCTTCATTCGCATCAATCGCTCTTACATATGCACTATGGCGAATACCATGCACACGCCACCATCCCGGTTTGAGTGCATCAATCTCTCGTAACAATTCAGCTTTGGCGTCATCACCATCCAGACCATACCATTCACAGTGTTTCTTTAAATCAATTGCACAATCATCTTTTAATGGTTTCGCCTCGTATTTTGGTTTCCACACTTCGTATGTAGGATAATTGTTTTTCTTAGCATAAGGAGGAACATCTCCATTTTCTTCAATTTTCTTATCCTCAAGCG